TGCCAACATCGTGGTGAACGAGCTGACACAAGAGGACGCGGCGGGGTAATCACTACTCCGGATGGTGCGGTAACTTATCACTGTTTTAATTGCGGATTTAAAACTGGATTTCGTCCAGGCAATTATCTAGGATACCGGTTCCGTAGATTGTTAGGATGGCTGGGAGCAGACGAAGCCACCATAAACAGGTTGGTAATTGAAGCAGTACGAGAAAAGGACGCTGCATCTCTAGTCCCGGAAGTTGAACAAGAACCAACTGTATTTCGTGCTCGTGCCTTGCCAGATGACGTTGAATTGGTAGACACGGACCCGCAAGCACTGGCATACTGTGAACAGCGCCAGATCAACCTAGATAGATATCCCTTGTTGGTCAGTAAAAAGACCGAACACAATCTTAACAGGCGAGTTATTATTCCATTTACCTGGAACAATCAGCTGATTGGGTATACTGCTAGAGCATGGGATGCCATGATCAAACCCAGGTACCATAGTCAACATGAATCTGATTATGTTTACAACTTGGACCAACAACCAAAGTCTGCAGAATTTGTAATCGTCTGCGAAGGCTGTTTTGATGCTATGAGCATAGATGGGTGTGCTGTACTCAGTAATGAGTGCAGTGAACGTCAAGCTGATGTGATTGACACGCTAAACAGAGAAGTTATACTGGTACCAGATGCTGATCGTGCCGGTCGGCAATTAGTTGATGCTGCCCTAAGGTATGGTTGGTCGGTAAGTTTTCCAATGTGGCATGAAACCTGCAAGGACATCAATGAAGCTGTAATCAAGTATGGAAAGTTGTTTGTACTAAAAAGTATACTGGAAGCTAGGGAATCTAGTCGATTAAAAATTGAACTAAAACGTAGGTGGCTATATAACTAATATGGAAAAAGACTATCCCATAGATCTGCAACGACTATTTTTGGAAATCATGCTCAGTGACGCACAAAGTTATGTGCGAGTGCAGAACATTTATAATCCAGAAAATTTTGATCGTAGTCTTAGAGAAGCTGCTCGTTTTCTCAGCAGTCATTCTCAAAAGTATACCATATTGCCTACCTTGGAACAGGTACAGGCAGTTACCGGTGTAACATTAAAAACAGTAGAACTTGAAGCTGCACACCTAGACTGGTTCCTGGTTGAGTTTGAAAGTTTTACTAGAAGGCAAGAGCTTGAGCGTGCCATTCTTAAAAGTGCTGACTTGATAGCCAAGGGAGATTATAACCCTGTAGAAAAACTAGTCAAAGACGCAGTACAAATCAGTTTGACCAAAGACCTAGGTACAGACTACTGGGCCGATCCTGCTGAGCGTATCAATCGTTATTTTAACAGCGGTGGGCAAGTTAGTACAGGATGGCCGCAGCTGGATAAGATCATGTATGGTGGTTTCAGTCGTGGTGAACTTAATATCTTTGCTGGTGGGTCTGGTTCTGGTAAAAGTTTGGTCATGATGAACATTGCACTAAATTGGTTGCAACAGGGATTGCATGGTATATATGTTTCATTAGAACTCAGTGAGGAGCTGTGTAGTCTACGAACAGATGCCATGTTAAATGATATCAGCACAAAAGAAATACGTAAGAACATCGAAGACACTGCATTAAAGATCCGTGTAGCCAGCAAACGAGCCGGCAGTTATCGTATCAAATATATGCCAGCACAAAGTAATGTAAATGATATACGCAGTTTCTTAAAAGAATATCAAATTCAAAGTGGTAATCGTGTTGACTTTATGATGATTGATTATCTTGACTTGTTGATGCCAGTCTCGGCTAAGGTATCGCCCAATGACTTGTTTGTCAAAGACAAGTATGTTAGTGAAGAACTGCGTAACCTAAGTAAAGAGCTTGGGGTATTGATGATTACTGCGTCGCAGTTGAATAGGTCGGCAGTGGAAGAAGTTGAGTTCGACCATAGTCATATTTCGGGCGGTATCAGTAAGATCAATACCGCAGACAATGTATTTGGTATCTTTACTAGCAGGGCCATGCGTGAACGTGGCAAGTATCAAATACAGTGTATGAAATCGCGTAGCAGTACCGGTGTAGGAATGAAATTGGACCTAGATTATAACATGGAAACCATGCGTATCACGGATCCCGGTATTGATGAACAACCTAGAAAATCTACTCCATCTATCTATGATCAAATCAAAACCAAGAGCGAAGTGGTTGATGCTGCCACTAAAGATTCTGAACCAGAACATGCTAAAATACAAGTCAGCGGTGGTACTAGTCAAGTCAAATCTATGTTAGCTAATCTCAAACGAGATAGAGTTTGAAAAAAGCAATAAATATAGCATCAGGAGGCAGATTTTGCAGAAGCGGACTAGAAGTTTATTGGCTGAGTTAGATAGCCTAAGAATTCATAAAGACAAAGAAAACTTTGTTGAAACTCGTGCTGCTAATGTGATACAGGGCGCAATAAATCTGTTGCAGTTTATCAAAGAAAACTATGATTTAGAAACAGCAGGTGAGTTAGAAAGACGTTTATTAAACAGTATACGCAGCGGTGATACCTCCAAGTTTACTCGTGGGATAAGAAAAATTAAAGATGAAAACTAACGAGATAATACAAGAACATACCTTAGATGAAGGACCACTGGATGTTATGCGCCAAGGTTGGAAACGTCTTAAACATGCTTACCGTGGTGCTCGTAATCAAGTCTATGGTAGCCAAATATTTGATCGACTACGTGACGAATGGGTAGAATATGCTGCGGCAGTAGATGATGAAATTCCACCAGGACGCCAAATAAACTGGTCCAGTATACTTAAGAGATTTGCAGATACCAAATTCAGCAGCGTGGAAAGCACTGTAACTGTGCCTAGAATCTCCGGACCTGGTCTTAATCACGCCGTGACCAGCTATATTTGGAATAGAACGTTTGAGTATATTAAAAATCAAAATATGCCGGCTAAAGCCACAGTAGAGCCTGCTGCACCTGCCGCGCCCACTGAACCTGCTGCTAAACCTACACCAGCTGCTGAACCCGATATACAACCACAGGACAGTGCTGGACCTAGTAGAATGGTCAGTGTACATCCATACATGGGCGGGTCCTATGCTTATAACGTTATAAACAATCAATGGATAAACAATCGTACTAATAAAGTGGTCACCGATCCTTACATGATCAAACAGTTGAACATTAGCTATAACAAGGCTAATCAACGTCAAACTCCTTACAACATGACGCCTGCTGATCATATGGCTAGACGACGTGATCTCAAGCAAAGACAAGCCGCTCAACGTGCAAGAGCTGAACTAGGAATAGCCAATGTTTAGTCTATATGAAGGCGGTAATGCTATACCGGATAGCAAGCCAGTGCTCAAGGCAGATATCAAGGGTGTAGTAAAACAAGCAAAAAGTTACTTGCCTAAACCAATAGCTCGTGGGTTGCAGGTTGACATAGGCAGCGCAGGTTTTAAAGTGCAGTCGGGTGATATTGATATATTTGTTGAAGCACAAGACGTAGTGGACTTTTACCAAACTGCACAATCCAAAGATCCTGTCAAAGATGCCAAACAACTACTGAAGAAACATTTTGAACAGCAGGGTCTACAAAGTGTAGTAATAGGTCGCAATGTGCATATTGGTGTACCTTATACCACTGCGGAAGGCAAGCCCGGACTAGCACAGGTTGACGTAATGGTCATACACGATGCTGCCATAGTTGCCCCATGGCATCAACATGGTCCACGTGGTGCCTACGATGATCCTGATTTCAAAGGCAGCGAGTTGTTTATTCTTATGAGTAGTTTGGCTAAGTTTAAAAATCTTAAATTCGACGCTTTCGGTGGCAAACTAATGAACCGCGATACCAACGAAGTAGTTGGTCGTACTAGAAAAGAAGTTGCTAAAATTTTACTAAACCCTAAGGCCAAAGAATCAGACTTGAATAGTGTGAAATCTATTATGACAGCATTAGCAGCCGACCCAGACAAAGAAGGCAAGTTGGCTGCTGCAAGACAGGACGCTGCTCGTGGACTACTTAAACTGCCAGAAACAGCCCTGGTTGGAACCCCTGCTTGGTTTAGAACATTATCGGGCAAACTACAATGAAACAGTTTAGCGATTACTTGGTAGAAGCAGCCGAAGGTCCTCGCATTCCGCACCCAGAGGATAGTATATTTGATAGCAGTGCCAGTGCCAGCAATTATTTACAGGCCATGCAAGGCATAGCGGCCAATCCAACTAATGTTACGATCAAGTGGGATGGTATGATTGCTTTATACTTTGGAAGAGATGCACAGGGTAGATTTTTTATAGCAGACAAATACATGCCAGCCAAAGGTGTATTTCCTACTAATCCAAAGCAATGGCAGGACTATGACGCTAGCCGTGGTGCTGTTCGTGCAGATCTATATGCTAAAATCAATGCCATATGGCCTGGACTAGAACGTGCAGTTGGGCAAACTGTAGGTACCTTTAAAGGTGACCTGATGTTTGTAGGCCCACTACAACCAGTCAACAACGAATTCGTATTTAAGCCAGTTACAGTAGAATACCATGTACCGGTAAACAGCGACCTTGGTAAGTTGATACGTGGGCGTCGTGCTTTGATAGTGGTGCATCAATTTGAAGGATCACCTTGGAACGGCCGCGGCCTAGCCAGTAATCAAGAAGTTGCTATCATACCTCCTAATGCAGGTATTCGTTTTAGTATAAAAAATCCCGTCAACCTAAGCAATGCTGCTAGTGCTGCTTTAGCCAAATATGGTGCTACCATTGACAAGTTCTTAGCAGGATTACCCAACGTAGCCCGCGAAGCCATAAAGAAATATGTATCTCATGTCAAGATAGGTAAAACCACTTTGCCTATTGGTGAATGGTTACGAGCCAATGTTAGCAACAAACAATATAACTTTTTGGTTGGTGACGATCAGAATGGTTACTTGATTCAGTATAAAAATGATTTAGCAGCATTATTTCGAACCTGGAACGCTATTAGTGCATTCAAGGAAAGCCTGGCTCAGCAATTAGAACAGCAGGTAAAAGGATTCCAACAATTTGTAAATGGTCAAAACCAAGGAGAAGGGTTCGTGATTCCTACCAAATTTGGCTTGGTTAAGTTGGTACAGCGAGCAGGATTTAGTGCTGCTCATTTTGCAGGCTTTAATGCCCAAAAAACACAATAAGGTATAAATAAAAACATACGCTGCGGCGTAAAAAATTAGAAAGGAAAATAAAATGGCTGCATTTAC